GAGTGGTACGCGTTTCAAACCGAGTGGTTCGGATGCTTGTGAAATGAATCTTCAAGTGTGCATCCCTGACATCAACATCCGAGGCAATTTAAAGGATGTTGGTATCAATGTGGTATGTGATCAAGACATGAATGACGGCTCGCAAATCGGGGGTGGTTCAAGGACGGACGATAATACAGGTGGTGGTGGAGGTTCCTCCGGCGACAAAACGGCGATAGGGGTCGGAGCGGTGGGATCGGGTGTGTGTGTCGTCATTGTCGCCTTCGCAGCTGCCACGATGCTATGATTTCTTCATGAGACGAGTCATCTCACGTCGAATGTGTTCGCGTCGCTTTCGAACGGCTCGTTGAATCTTTATAGCAGCGAGTGTACGTTTAGCATTTTTCATCTTCTTCTCGATGAGTTTGATCTTCCTCAATTCATCAAGAAGGGCACTCTTCGTTGCCAACTTATTCATCTTTCTTTGCGTCGCCAGAGCTTTCTTCCTGGCGAGTTGCCTCTTCGCGGCCTCCTTGGGTGACACCCCGCGAATAATTTTGTTGAGTTTGGACATCCGAGCCATGTTTTACTTTGGGTTGAGATTTTATTACATTATCACAGTTTGAATTTAAAACGATCAAAAAAGTGCACCCCATTTTCGAAGTTGTAGTACAGTATCATGCACATGGCGTCGGCAATGTCGTGTTTGCGATCTCCCGGGATGTCGTCGAGATTGACGTGTCGCGCGAGGATGGCTTCGGTTCTCTCCTTCCTCTTCTCGTAGCTGAGGTGGCTTATACCAAAGTGCACGTGAAGGGAATTGGGTGAGATGATGATCACCCTCTTCTTGTGTTCCCTCGAGAGGATGTAGTGGAGGAGCGTTTGGATGGCTGTCAATCCGGAGGGTGGCTGTCGCTCGATCAGGATGACGTCCGCGCTTTCAAAGATGAAGTGGTGATCGTCCACGAAAAGTGGCACGAGGTTCACGATGTCATTAGATTCACCGAGGTCTTTGTAATCTGCGAGGCTTACTTTCTTAAAAAACTCTACTTTAACATCGGGCCCCTTAAGTGGGGTCTCTGCGAGCACTAAGCCCATGTTGTGCCAACCAATGTCGACGGCCAACACGCGCATCCCTTAAGGGAAGATACAACAACAGCTTTAAATAGACCTTATGGCCCCTCGAGTGGGGATCGGTCGGTGCACGACGTTCATGTTCATCCGGAGCCACCCGTAGTATGCGTGCCAGAAGGTGGTTGGATCTAGGAACGGGTACATCACCGGTTGGTGGCGTACGGAAGAGACTTCCTCTTGTTCATCACCCGACTCCAACGGTGACAGGGGCGTCGTCGGCGACGCAGTGTCGAAGATACTCTTCTTCTTCCACATCCGCCCGCTTTCACGCTTCTTGTTGATGCGGAGGAAGTACTTCTGCGCGTGGGATGCGACTTGCGTGGGCGTGCGCGTCGTCACGTAATAGAGACTGATCTCTTTCCAGTGAGAAGGACCGAAGGCTTTGAGTCCGTCGAGGAACAGGTTGTGTTCCTCGACGGTCCAGGCACGTGGGCGCGGGCGGTTTGGCATGCGTCGAATTATGGCGTATCTTGTTCAATTACATGGAGCGTGTAGTGGTCTCCGGAGAGGTTGACGTAATCCAAGACTTTCTGTCGGATGTACGGCAACTCGGGGGAGTCGCGGAACATTCTGTAGTACTCCAACCACGGGTTGGTGGCGATCGTTGAGCGTATCTGCACGGTCGTCCTGTCGGGATCGAACGAATCTCCGCCTATGATTTCCTCGACGACAAAGTTCATGGGCCTCCCCAGGCTCTCATCCCCGTACGGATGCATGACGATGGTTCGCCCCTTAGTGAGCGCCAGGGTGCAGCGGTCAGAGAGGTAGGGTCGTACGTACGTGTTCGTGAGAGATCCACCCCACGCGCGTGTCAGGAGGTGTTCACCCTTGACGGTGAGGACGACGTGTTGGGCGCTGAACATGAGTGTGCTTAAGTGGTGTCGACCGGGAAAATCAAATCTAAGTTATTACAAGATGAACGTGAACGTGAACGACGTAGAAATAATAGATAGATCTGCGGACACGAAACTATTTGCGTATAAATCGGACGAAATCTTGAGATCGACCAGTCTCTGTCGCGGCATGGTCTCACCCGCGTACGCGCGTCAGAGCGTGCGGAACGCGGATCTTCTCGTGCTCGCCTACGACCAATACAAGAATAACGTGCGCGGCGCTCTCAGAGGGTTCGCGTCTATCATGGTCATGCCCAGTGGGCACTTGTACATTGATGTCGTGTGCCGCGGTCTGTCGAGGCGAACGCGAAGCAACAAGTCGGAACCGACGGGTTCGGCGATGATCACGGCCCTCAAGAGGTACGTTCGAACGATCGATTCTCCGGGCATCGTCTTGTCTTCCCTGCGTCACGTGGTTGGCTACTACAAGAAGTTTGGATTCAGGCTGACCCGCGATCTCGACTGCTCACGTCGGTCTGTTTCTTCTTTAAACAGGAAGACGCACTTGAACTCGTACGCGAAGAACTTTTACAAAAACTCAAACTTACGTAAAGTTGTTGAACCTGGAAAGAAGACACTGGCCACGAACTATGGATCCATGATGATGTGGTGTGCTTAGTCGGTCGGTTGTTCGTCGTCGGGGACATCGATGGTCTCCACACCACTCTCCTTAAGTCCCTGGAAGACGCGGAGGACGCCCTCCAGGCGGTAGATCTCCCGCGTCATTTCCTCGATCTGGTTTAGGGTTCTGGTGATGTTCTCCTTAACGATGAGTTGGGCCATCTTATATACATCCCCATGGTGGATGCCTTTAAGGATTTTAATCTAGCATGAGGATATATGGCTGAGCTTCAGCGTTTGAAGGAAAAGGCGAGGCGCCTTAAGGTACGTGTCACGAAGAATGTCAACGGCAAGAGAGTCGCGCTCAGTGTCGAGGAGTTGCGAAACGCGGTAAACAAGGCGAGCACCAAGGTGAAGATCCAAAACGCGAACGCCATCGTCGGGAACATCGTCAATGGTGTGAAGAAGGAGAAGGTTCGCCGGCGCCGCAACGTCTTCGTGAACGCACAGGATGAGTTGGAAAACATCTTCTTCAACGCCAACAACACCCCGTTCAACCTCCGCAACGACACGGAGAATGCGATCAAGACCAAGAGCAAGACGGCCCTCATCGACAAGGCCATGCCCAAACTCAAGGTGAAGGGTGCGAGCAAGTCCTTCATGGACAAGATGAAGGCGGAGGCTGTGAAGACGGCGGATCACATTCGATCGCTCATCGTGGAGGGTAAGATTGCCAAGGCCATCTACACCCTCTCGGTTCTGTTCGTCGTTTACAAACTGTACCAAAACCCAACCTTGATGGACCGGCAAGTCTTGGACCACGTGCGTAAGATCCCCTACCTTCGACCGGTGTTGTCCAACCCCAAGGAAGGCAAGGTGGCGTGGTTCCTGAGTTTGATGGGTGCGAAACCCACGGAGACCCAACTGCGGTACGAGTTTTTCATGAGCAACCAGTTGAACAACACGCAGAAGGGGTTGTCGATGGCGGGCGCGGGGATGAGCTACTTGGCCATGGTGATCCTGTCGCTGGTGTCCGTGCTCCCGTACAAAAAGCTCGAGGGTCGTTCGAAGAGAGTTCTCGATTACATTTTCACCCAACTCCAGAGGTATGCCCCGGTGGTCGGTTCCTTGGTCCTGTACGTCATGGCTGAGCGGTATTCCACGAGCAAGCAGAGGACCATCCAGATGTACCAGGCGGTGCCGGCGATGCTCACCCAGATTGGAACGTCCTACGCGACCGGTGGGGTCCTGGGCGTGGCCAAGGGCGCGGGTGCGGTCGGCCTCACAGCCCTGAAGGCTCTTAAAACGTAAAGGCGTGTATGAAACAATGCTCACGCGGTCAGGCTATGTCATAGCGACGAAGGAGATCCCCGACGTCGCTGCGGTAAAAAAAGAACTCACGGTAAGACCAGAGGTGAACAATGAGTACACCCCCTTTCTTCCACCGTCTTTTAGAATTTATCGAGCATCTAAGGATACAGTGTGCGTTCCAAGACACTACGGAATTAGTAAATTTGGACCACCTCGAGAAGACCGACGACCCAAGCCAGCTAAGATGGCCTGCGAATTTGTCGGTAAGCTCCGCACGACCACCTGCCAGGTCGAGTGTTTTAAGAAGGCTCTGGCGACGCCTCAGCGGGGTGGACTCATCAGCCTCCCGTGTGGGTACGGCAAGACCACGGTGAGCTTGGCTATCGCGGCGAAGATCGGCCTTCGAACGATGGTCATCGTCCACAAGGAGTTCTTGGCCACCCAGTGGGAGGAAAGGATCCGACAATTTTGCCCCGGGGCCACAATCGGGCGGGTGCAACAGGACAAGGTTGAGACGGACGCGGACTTTGTCATCGCGATGTTACAGAGTCTCAGTTCGAAGGAGTACCCCTCGGACGCCTTCGACAAGGTTGGTTGTCTCATCGTGGATGAGTGTCACCACATCTGCGCTAAGGTGTTCAGTCAGAGCCTCTTCAAGTTGGGTGGTGTCCGGTGGACGTTCGGGTTGTCGGCGACTCCGCACCGGAAGGATGGACTGAGCAAGGTGATGCTTCACTTCCTCGGGGACATCTTCTTCGCCGTGGAACAGAAAAGGGAGGGGGTGGAGGTCTTCCCGATCGTCTTCGAGACGGATATGTTCAGTGGCCCACCGCCGACGACGAGGAATGGGAAGTTGAGTTTGGTGAGCATGATCACGGAGTTGGTCGAACACAGAGAGCGGAACGCGATGCTCGTCAAGCTCATCAAGAAGATATCCCCGGGACGTCACGTCTTGGTCCTGTCCGATAGGCGTCTGCACTGCGAGATGCTCCACCAGTGTTTCCCGAAAACCAGCGGATTGTACATGGGTGGGATGAAGCCCGAACAGTTGGAGGAGAGCGCAAAAAAACCAATAATCTTCGCGACGTTCAGTCAAGCGCACGAGGGGTTGGACATAAGCAGCCTGGACACCGTGGTCCTGTGCACGCCCAAGAGTGACATCGTCCAGTCTATCGGCCGATGCATGAGGGAGACACCGGGCAAGGTGAACAATCCTCGAATCTACGACATCCACGACAAGTGGTCCATCCTGAGTGCGATGTTCTACAAAAGGATGAAGGTGTACCGCCAAGGGAACTTTGTCGTGCACGGTGATGGCGGTGGCGCGGACAAGGACGAAGACGTGCCTCGCGGTACGTGCCTGATTAAAATCTGAATATGGTAGTAGTAATGAGCCTGGTCGCTCTTAGTTCCAGGGGCATCCAGGATGTGCATTTCATTAATAACGACTCAACGACATCTCTGTTTCGTCAAAGGTTCACGAGAACCACTAATTTCGCCCAAGCCCCAAGGTACCTGAAGACGATCTCGGACACGGACATGAGTATCATCATCCCACCCGACGCCGACTTGGTCACGTCGGTGTGGTTCGAGGGTAAATTCATCGCGAGCAACTTGTTTTACAACAGCACCATCGACCTGTACATCGGCGGGGTGAAGATCGATTCGCACCCGTTCGAGTACCTCACGGACGTCTGGCCGCACTATCTCGCGGACACGTACACCAAGGAACAGGAGTTTTGCAACAAGGTGAGCCAGGCGACGGAAAACTTCGTGCCCCTCCACTTCTTCTTCAACGACAATGGTTTCCTTCCGATGTGTAACCTCCAGTTCCATCAAGTGGAGATCAGGGTTAACCTGGACCTGGCCCACGTGGCGACACTGACCCCGGTGGAGCGACAGGCTCGGTGTTACGCCAAGTACATCTGGTTGGACACGAAGGAGCGGGAGGAGATGATCAAGAAGCCCCTCACCTTGGCCATCCACCAGACCCAAGCGATGCAAGTTCCATTGTCAAACGTGGTCAACAACGTGACCCAATCCGGGGGCGATAACATCATCGACCTTTCCGTGTTGAACCATCCCGTTCGATCTTTGTTTTGGGGATACCGTGCCACCAACACCGATCACGTGAACGATCGCTTGACCTTCCTCGAGGGTGACATCCTCCTCAACTCCGTTGCTCTCGTGGAGAAGATGTCGCCGATGTACTTTCACGTCGTTCAAAACTACTACCACAGCAAGTACGGGAAGATCGATTGGGACAACGAGAATGAGTGCGCGTACTTTACACGTTTCTACTGCTATCACTTCCAGTACCAAGCGAGTGAGTACAAGAGTTCAGGGAGCGTCAACTTCAGTCGTCTGTCGTCGGCCCAGCTCAACCTTCGCGGGGTGGAGAAGGGCATCGACCAGCCGAACAGTGATCTTCGGATTTACGCCCTGTCGTGGAACTGCCTGGTCATAAAGGATGGCATGGCTGGTTTGTTGTATGCGTCGTGATTTTTATCCTTACTAAAGTTAGAAGGGCATGGGGCGGACAGTACGCTATGACCAAGTCTTCATCACGCGGATTGACCCACAGTCCGTGGAAGAACAGACCTCGCAACTGCTAGATAACATCAAGACTGCAGATCTCGAAGCTTCCAACGTCCTCACCTCCAACATCGGTATCAATGTTTTGGATCCAGAGCACTCGTTCCAAATGGGCCAATCCTTGTTCATGGATGACGGCGAGAACATCTGTTTGACGGTGAACGAAGGTGCCAAGTTCGCGCGAATGTTCGTCGAGGAGCAGTTCGGTATCAAGACCACGAACCCGAACTACGATTTCGAGGTTGGGGACGCGGACTTCTTCGTCGATCTTCAAGCCGGGGAGGACGCGAACACGGCGGGTGTGGACGGTCGGTTCCGCGCGTCGAACATCTACGCCACGCACGATCTGCAGGTGGGGAGTAACGTCATCATAGACGGGACAGGCACGGCCACGGACGCCTTGGTGGTGAACGGGAACCTCTTGGCGACCAAAGTGACGGCGAGTGAGGGTTTGTCTTTCGGTTCAAACTTGGAGTTCAACGACACCGGGTCGAACATCGCCGTGTTCGCCGGGAACGTGTCCATAGGTAACCTCACCAAGCGCGGTGAGTTGGTGGCTTTCGGTAACGTTCAGATTTTCGGGAACCTCCACGTGAGTGACAACCCAACCTACGTGAGTTACACCAACTCATCGACGACGGACAGCATCATCGAGATGGGTGTCGGTGGGGGCGCGGACAACGACACGGCGTTGGTCTACCACCAATACAACGAGTCCAACGTCTTCGTCGGTTACATCCACGGTCCGAAGGACGAGCTCATCTTGGGTCGAACCCAATACGGCCCCGCCGACCAGACCATCATCCCGACGAGCGAGGAGATCAACGTGAGCGTGATCGGGACTTTGTACAGCTCCTCCCGTTTGGCTGTCGCCAACGCAAACCCAGACTTTAACTTTTCAATCGGCAGCAACTTGTGGGCGAACGACGTCGGGAGTAACGTCCTCTTCGTGAACGGGAACACGTACAGCGAAAGGATCACAGTTGGTCACTCGTTCAACTTGGGGAGTAACGTGGTGATCAGTGACACGGCGGATTACGTCTTCGACGTCACGGGGAACGCCCAGTTTTCAAACTTGTACACCACCGACCGGATCATCATCGCGAACACCAACCCGGACGAGGGACACAGTCTGTGCATAGGGGACGTCCTTCACGTCCACGCGGACAGGTCCAGGTTCCCGACCGCCCTGATGGTCCATGGGAACACGATGACCGAGAATGCGTTCGTCACCTCCAACTTGGGTGTGGGTACCACCTTGGCGGACGAGAAATTACACGTCGCCGGCAACATTCGCATCGGCGGTGCCCGAGGCGTGGACGACGACACCGACTATTTCATGCGATCGACCGGCCAGGTGACCATTCACGCCAACGACACCGGGGTGGATAACGACTTCCGGGCGTTGATCCTCAAGGCTGGTCCCTTGGAGGCAAACACGTCGACGATTCAAATCTCCGCCGGGCAGACGGACGCCCAGCACATCATCATGAAGACCAAGAACACCGAACGGTTGCGAATCAACGCGGACGGTTTCATCGGTGTGAACAACGCCTTCCCGGTGAACCGGATGACCGTGGGCGGGAACGTCCACGTCACAGGGTCGAACGTCCTCATCCTCGGGAACACCTTCAGCCAGTCCAACGTGAGCTCCCAACTGTACACCGACCAAACCACGGGTTCGTCACACTTCCAACACCGACTGGCGTCTGGTGGGAGCTTTAACATCGCCACGACGTCGGGCGCGTCCGTGACGACGAGGTTGACCATTAAAGACACCGGTCGGGTGGGCGTGGGTAGCACCCAACCCGAGGGCATCTTCCAAACGTCGGGTGGATCCGTGTTCGTCAACCCACAAGTGGTCCAGCGCGGGACCTTCACCCACAACGCCCCGATGGCCATCACGAGCCCGGTGTCGACGACAACAAGCCCGGAACACGTGCTCCAGTTGTGCAGGCAAGGGGCCGGGACGAACTACGGTCAGCGCGTGGACTTTAAATTGCTCAAGTACACATCGGGTGCGAACTCGAGGACGCGCTTGGACATTAACATGGCCCACAACGCGTACGACAGCGTGGGTGTCATGACCATCCGCTCGGACGGACGGGTCGGCATCTCCACCCAATCACCGAGTAGCAAATTGGAGATGGTCGCCGAGGGTGCGCGCAATCCCTTGACGAACGGTTTGTTGGTGCACGGGATCAAGACCGGATCGACCGCGGTCGACGCCATTTCGATGATGCTCACGGACAAAGAGAGCGGCGACGCCTTCTCGTCCTACAGCATCAACGACCCGGACATCGCACCCAACTACTTCGGGTGGACAGTGGGCGTGGACAACTCCAACGACACCCAAGACTTCCGGATCACGAGTAACGCCTTCAGTGTGAGTAACGTCGAGTCGACGTCCCTGTACATCTCCGGGGCGAACAGTAACGTCGGTATAGGCACGGATCAAACCCCACTGTACTGCACGGTGGCCGGTGACGTCCGCGTCGGTCACTTCCTCGCCTTCCAAGGTCTGAACTTCAACCAGCAGAGCCAGGAAGATTTGTACAACGACGCCACGGGTCGGTCCTTCTTCCACACCTTCCTCGAAGAGCGCGAGTACACGAACACTGGTAAGTCCGAGCTTCTCATCTTCAAGGGTGCGGAGACCGGCGGTACCGACGGTCCGGATCAAATCAGGCACGTCGCCGCCAGGCACGTCTTCCACACCTACCCATCGGACGTCAACAGCACCTCGACCTTTGATGATTACCGCGAAGACGTCGACGCCAACGGTGACACCCTCGTGCCGGTGATGACCATCACGGACGAGCGACGGGTGATGATCAACATGGATTACGCCGACGAGGTGAACGCCGACAACAAGACGTCCCTGTACGTGAAAGGGGAGATTCGCGTCCCGGAGTTGGACGCCGCGGAGAGCAGGATCAGCACGACCAAGATGTTCATGTACTCCGAGTCGACGTCCCAACAGAACGTCATCGAGTCCATCTCCAACTACGACACCATCGTGCTCGCCGGGGGTGGAGACGAAGCCATACGAGTCGCTTCGAACGCGTTCGTGGGCTTGGGGACGGCCAATCCCTCGACGACGGTGCACTGCTACACACAAGAGACGACCAACGTGGACGTGCTCACGATCCAATCCGACATGCCGAGCACGGGCTCCAAGGCCACGGGCGTTCGCGTGTGGACGGAGAACGGGTACGGTGGGATGATTCGCGGATACTCCATAAAGAACTCCAGGGCCGGTCTCATCTTCGCGACCGCCAACAACTCCATCGAGAGTAACGTGCTCACCATAACCAACCAGAACAGGGTTGGGGTGAACACCACCGCCCCGGACACGGGTTTGCACTTGTACGACGCAAAGCCTCGGTTCGAGACAAGTACGGGGAACAGCTTTGTCGAGTTCAAGACGGCCTCCTCCACGGGGAACATCTACCTCGACACAACGGGGAACATCTTCGTCAACCCCGAGAATGCACTGACGAACTCCATGACGGTGAAGGGTGACCTCAACGTCACGTCGAACATTTCATTCGGTGGTTCCATCCAATTCGGTGCCTCCGCGGGTTTGGGTATCGGTATCGCCAACCCACAGACCGCCCTCCACGTGGTCGGTGGCGCCATCCTCTGCGATGATAACGTCGCGAGCAAGTTTTACTCCACCTCTTTCGAGTTGGGCACGGGTTCGAAGACCATCATGCTCAACTTTGCCCAAGGTGCCTTTTACGCCAAAATAGTAGCCATGCTCCGGGAGACGAGCAACCCGAACGCGAACAACTACGTGAGCACGATGACCCTCGAAGTGCAGGGTGGACACTCGTCCGGGGCCTTGTCCGCCACGCCCATACAAGTCGGCTCCAAGAACATATTCGGGGGTGCCTACCCGTGGTCGAAGACGGTGACCACGTCGGCCACACAAATCACTATAAAACCATATTACACACAAAACCAGCGCATTTATCAATACGATCTATCCGTGCAATTAATGAGCGCGAGGGACGGAAAGCTCCTGTCGGTGCAGTACGACCCGAACAACCCGAAGACCAAGTGGGCGCTGGCGACCCCTTATTAAGCGACGCGCGAGACAGCATGAACGAAAACATATTCATCGACGACAGCGCATACGAAGATGCTGCCGTCGATGAGTACTACGATATCGACATTTCTCCCATAGGGTCCCCGGCGGATGTGGTGCACTGGCCTTGGTACTGGCAGACGCAGTCCGTGCCGACGTCGCCTACTTCTTCATCGAGTCAGTCAGGGCGAGAAACACCGTCCCCGCCAGAAAAAACAGAACGAGGTAGTTCACCTCCGTGTCCTCCTTCATGGGCTCTGGTCTGCGCTGCTGACGTTTGCGAGCGACCGCCTTCGGTGGGAGTCGCACCGGAGGCTCTTCATCCAGTGGACAGTAAGCAATAGTCATATATATGTATCACAAAATTTTACAGACTGATCTCATTCTTCTTCTTGCGCCCACCTCTTTTCTTGGGGGCCGCCTTCACGGTCACTTCCTTGACGTCGCTGTCGTTCGCAAAGTCCCCGCCCTCGGCCTCGGAGACGATGTCCGAGATGTCGTCGTCTTCTTCCTCGACCGGGATCTCCGGGCGAATCACGGAGGTGTTCATCGGGGGCGGGGGCATGGAGATGCCACCCATGAGGGCGCTCAGATCGATCCCCGGGCCCTGCATCTCGTACTCACCACCACCGGAGCTCGGTGATGGCGCGGTAGGTTGTTGCTGCTGCTGGGACATCGCGGACATCACGTTCTTGATAAGGTCGGGGTTGTTCTTGATGACCGATTCCATGTTCGGGAGGTTCTTGGTGAAAGATGCACTGAGGTGGAACATCATCGCCGAACCACCAACCATGAGGAGTAGTTGGATTTCGGGTGCCATCTGAACCTTCGAGCGATACTTGATGTAAAGCCTCTCGAATACATCATCATAGTCTGAGATGCCGTCCATTACGGATTCCGACCATCCATTTAACTCGATGCTGAAGGGATCAAACTTCTTGTTGAGGAACTCCAGACCGGTGACACAGGCGATCAAAGCCCGTCTCGAGAATTTGATGGACTGTTCGACCTCGATGTTATAGGAGATTCGCTTGACTTCGTTCCTCAAGTCATCCACGGAACTATAGGCCGAAAGTCGTTTATTGTAGGTGAACCCCTTCTTCTCCAGTCGAATCAACTTGTTCATGAGATCCGTCTTCTCCTCCTCTATGGTCGTGTACCCCTTGGACGGGCGGTCGGCCGGGTCCTCGTCGTCGTCCCCGTACCCACCGCCGACGCCACCGTCATCGTAATCATCTTCGGGGTCGTCGCCGTAATCAAACTCTTGGGGTGGTGGTTCCTTGGGCACGTGTTGCTTGGTCGGGTTGACGAACGCATCCAGATCCTCCATGGGCTCGGCTTGTTCCTGCCGGGGTGGCCTGTACACGGAGGGCTTCGGTGGAAGCCTCTGTCTGGGGCGTGGAGGTTCAATGCTGATCTCGTCCATAAGCGCTTGCTCTTCCGGACCCAACTTCATGACGGTGGGGCCGCTTCTGTCGAGTACGATCTCTTCCATGGGGCTCTTCTATCCTGGGATGTTTTAAGACCAAGTCTTTAACGCACTTCACGTGAAATAAAATATAAGTCAATAACATAACACCAGGATGCTTAACGCTACCAACCGTCGTACCCTTATGTGGATCGCCATTCTCATCGCTCTCATCCTCGCCGTCGGCGTGACGCGCAGCGCGTACAGCCCGCGACCGATCGTCATCGAACAAGAGAACCCGGCCCCGGCCGGTGCCTTCTTCGAACTCCCCCGCGATCTCAAGTGCTTGCCGGGTGAAAAGGAAGGTTCGCCGTACTCCAACGGTCGGGACGGCGTCTGCATGGCCCAGAAGTTCGTGCGCTCCCAGGCTGACTACCAAATCAAGGACGGCGTCGGGGGAACGCTTGTTTAAAATTATCTAGAGATAAAGCATAAAGATGGCCCTCATCACCGCCCCGACGACCATCCCAAACTTGGAATACGAGTTTCACACCATCACTGTTGATACCATCGGGCAAGACAGCGCCAACACCTTCACGGCGCACCTGATGCAACCCTTGAAGAACGTCGTGCAGGCCAGGCTCTTGGCCGCGCACATTCACTCCAACGTGAGCACTGAGCACGTGTACGTGAGCATCGACGAGTTGAACTCCATCTTCAGTGATCGTGCTTCCAACGTGTCCACGGGGCAAGGGAGCATCTCCGCTGTTCGCGGGTCGTTCGCGTCCCTGGTCACGAACGAAGGCATCCACACCGGTGCCGACGCCCTCGTCCACTTCACCGATAACTACCCGGTCGTCACCCAGTATATCGACCCCATCCGACGCCTCGACCGACTCACCGTGCGCTTGTTGGACCAGAACGGGAACACCATCAAGAACAGCTCGCTGAACGTGGCTAACAACTTCCTCGTCCTTCGATTCACGTGCCGCAAGATGAATGTTTAATTTCTAGTCCTATGTCAGAACCATGAGTGGAGCCGCTCTCCTCGCGTGTCGAGGGATTCAAGACGAGTGGATCGTCGGCGAGAGCCACAGTCTCTTCACCCAAGTGTACAAGAAGCACACCCACTTCGCAAGTGTGGTCGAGAAGAACGACATCCGGGGCCAACCCAAGGCGGGTGGTCTGAGCACCATCCAACTTCGCAGGACGGGTGACTTGGTCGGGTACACCTACCTCACCTTCGATGCCGGGGGGGAGGCGCAATCCACCACGGACTGGACGACCCTCATCGAATCGGTGGAGTTCGTCGTGGGTGGAACCGTCATCGACCGTCAGACGTCTGAGTTCATGGAAAAGTCCCTAGTCGATCTCTTCGCCAAGAACGTGTCCACGGCGTCCAACGGTCCCCACCCAGGCGTCGGCGTGGCGTCTTACTTCTTCCCGCTTCGCTTCTGGTGGTGCGAGAACGTGGCCTCCGCCTTCCCGATGGCCGCGTGCAGCCTCCAGGAGGTGGAGATCAGGGTCAGGTGGGGCGCGAACGCCAACATCGTCAACTACAACTGGGAGTGCTTTTCGATGTACTACTACCTCGACGAGGCGGAGAGAAACTTCTTCGGAACCGGCCAGACCCGCCACCAACTCATCTACCAAGTCCAGGAGGTGAACGCGAGCAACGATGTCATCCAGGACCTCACCGCCCTCAACCACCCAATCAAATTCATCTGCTCCGCGAACAACGCGAGCAACTCACCCCTTAAGCAAACTACCAACCGCCTGAAGATCAAAGTCAACGGCGTCGACCTGTTCCCCTTTAGGTACGGCAAACCACATTTCGTGGATTGCCCATTTTATTATCACACGACGAACGTCACGTTCCCGGATATATTTTTGTATCCATTCTGTCAAACGACGAGTCTTTTGCAACCCACGGGTCACTTGAACGCGAGTAGGGTTCAATCGCTCGAAATAGTGAGTGAGACCCTCCCGTTGACGGATAAAATCTTCGCGGTGAATTTGAACGTTCTCACGTTCAGCAACCTGCTCGCTGGTTTGCGCTACGCGAATTAGAAATCATGCCTCGCGATCAAGACCTCGTCTCGGACTTGATCGAGAAGTACAAAGGGATGCACCTCGACTACAAGCAAGTCGGTGACATCCTGCAAAAGCTGAGGGACGGTTTTCCCGCAGTCAGGGAGATGGATCGCGCGCACATGTTCATCCAGATCCTCGGGCACACAGAGCGTCCAGAAGAGAACATGATGTACGAGGCCCTGAAGGTGGCCATAAGGAGAGATATGACACGTCTAAAGCATAGCCTATAGATTGAAGTAATGATACAAGTCCGTCACTGTAATGGCCTCGACCTCCTTAAAGACGTGAAAGACGGGTCCGTCGACCTCATCCTGACGGACCCACCTTATGTGATTTCAAAATCCACAGGTATGGACAAGTTCAAAAAGCAAATCGAGAACGGCGACGACCTATCCAAGACGGAAAAGGAGTGGAAGGAGTGGGTGGAGGCGAATCCCGGGAAGAAGACGACCAAGACCATGAAATCGAACTTTCTCAAGTACGGGTCCATCTACGGAAAGAAGTACGCGACGACCACCCAGTTCGGGAAGTGGGATGAAGATTTCACCTTGGACCACCTCGACGCGTTCATCGTCCAGTACTACGAAAAACTCCGTGACGGGGGAACGTGCATCATATGGTTCGACCTGTGGAAGATTGGCGAGCTCAAGGCTCTCATGGAAAAGCATAAATTCAAACAGATACGCCTGGTCGAGTGGTTGAAGACCAACCCCCAACCCATCAACTCATCCGTCAACTACCTGACCAACGCCCGAGAAGTCGCCGTGCTCGGCGTTAAGAAACAGAAACCAACCTTCAACTCGAGACACGACAAGGGCGTCTACGAGTTCCCCCTGGCCTCGTCCAGTCGACGATTTCACCCCACCCAAAAGAGCATCCCACTCTTCCAGGCACTCATCGAGAAACACAGCAATCCCGGTGATTTGGTCATGGACACGTTCCTGGGAGGTGGCACGACCGCGTACGCGTGCAAAGCCACCGGTCGACGCTTCGTGGGATCCGAGATCAATAAAGAGTACTACGAAGGTATAATGAAGAATAGCGACATGTTGTAGTACCCAAATAATTTCGTCCGTTACATATAGAAAGGGATGGTCAAGAATCTCAACACAGTGGAGCGGTCCACCCGTCTGAGGTTTGGGAGGTATGTGCCTGATGAACAGGAAGACAACTCCGTCCTCATCAACGCCAGTGCTCTTCCAATCACCGTCGGTCAGAAAGGTCTGTACGTCGCACCCATTCGGTTCGAGAACACGGAGCTGAGTAACACCCTCGTGTACAACTTGACGACCAAGGAGGTGACGGATTCGGGCGTGCGCGCGTATCAGCTACAAGGTTTGCAAAGCGTCGCGGAGATCGGAAACACGACCACGGAGACGCTCGAACTGAATGCGACCGACACGTCCCTCGTCACCGCGTCCAACGTCGGCGTGGCAAACGCCTACCCCGAACAGACCCTCGTCGTCGGTGACACCTTCACGGTGGACGACGACACGGGTTTGGTCACCGTCAAGGGGAACCTGTACGTCACGGGTGACACGACATCCGTCACCTCCGTCAACCTCACCGTGCACGACCCCATCATCGCCCTGGGTGCCAACAACACCAACATCAACGAAACCTTCGACGTCGGCGTGATCATGCAACGGGCGGATCCACAAAACGTGGCGATGGTTTTTAAGGAGGACGTCGAAGAACTATTGTTCACCTACACCGGGAGCACGGGAACCGACAGGTATGTGCCCATCTCCGGTGGGGTCTCCATGAAGATGCGCGTGGAAGGTGACATGTACGCGAACGCCTACTTCGGGAACGGGGCAACCCTGGACAACGTGGCGCTCGTGTGGGACTTTGACTCAAACGTCCAAAGGATTGAAAACTTGGAGAGCAATCTACTTTCGAACAGTGCGAGAACGTCCAACCTCGAGACGTGGGCGTCGTCGAACAACATCCGGATGACCAACCTCGAAAACGCCAGTTCCTCCAACGCCCAAATTCTCACCCAAACGAGGAACCAGTTGGAAAACAATAGCCAGAGGATCACCACTCTCTATGGATGGCACGCGAGTAACGTCCTGAGGATCGAATCGTTGGAAAGCGCCATGGACAACGCCAACACGAACATCGACCACCTGTGGAGCAACTTGCAGGACAACAGCTCGAGGATCACCACTCTCTCCTCTCGATTGATCGATAACAGCTCTCGCATCTCCACGAACACCTCGGAGATTGCCCAGTTGAAGGTGAGAGCCACCGACCTCGAAAGCAACCTCAGTTCCAATTCGACCCGCACCTCCACCCTCGAGTCCAACGTCGCCCTCCTCGGACCCTATCTCGCGGACAATAGCAGCCGAACGACCACCCTAGAAGCCAATGTCGCCCTCCTTGGACCCTACCTCACCGATAATAGCAGCCGGGTGGGTGTCCTCGAGGCGAACGTGGCCCTCCTTGGTCCCTACCTCACGGACAACAGCTCTAGGACCACCAGCTTGGAAGGCATCATGCCCACCAAGGCGCCCATAAACAACCCAATATTCACAGGGGTCATCAGTGGTGACGGTGGGGCCATCTCGAATGTCAGCCTGGAACACGTGGTCACCTATGGGAACACCACCGCCAACACACTCCAGTTCGTCACCAACGACGTGAGCTTCATCACCGAAGGCAGGGTGGGTGTGAACACTCCAACCCCCGACGCCCTTTATAGCTTGGACGTCGCCGGAGATGTGCACACGGACAGTAACGTGTATTCCTCCAAACTGTTTGCCCAAGATTGTGAAATCACCGGAGGCGAGAACAAAATCAGTGGGAACACATCGTTTTATGGAAATGTCAATCTCTACCAAGGGAACCTTCGAGTGTACGGCGCGGTGACGAACATCCAATCTGAAAACATTTTCGTTAAGGACCCAATCCTCGGCGTCGGGAACGACGGCACAAGTGACAGCGGCGTCATCACCGTGTCCGGTGGTCCGTCAAATAACGTCGCCTTCGGGTGGAACAACACACTGCAGGAGTACATCATCGCCTACACGGAGGATTCTCCTTATGGAACAACCCTGACCCCGAACGTCGCGCGTGACTTGCCCATCCATGCATACGGCACCATATACACCCAAAACGCATTCGGAGTCGCCAACACCAACCCCTTGTCCAGTCAGTACGCGCTATCCGTGGGATCGAACATCTTCGCCAGGCACGACGGCGATATCATCTCCATAAGGACGCTCTCGGACACCGGGATCTTTTCCCAAAATGTCACCACCAACACCATCATCACCGATTCCCCAGCCATCACCCTCGATGCCGACAACACCGTCGTCACGGGGAACTTGGATGTTCGAGGCGCAGTGACCTACGTCTCTACCCAAGATCTCGTGGTGAACGACCCGATCATAGAGCTCGCCAACGGGAACACCCTAAAGACCACGTCCATAGGGATCAAACACTTAAGACCAGACGCCAACGTCATGACCTACTACGACGGAACCGTGGAGGAATACGTGTTCGCCCACGTCGATGCCGCGAACCACCCGGACTTGTCGAGGATGATGAACGTGCACGTGTACGGTCAAATCTTCGCCAACGACACGGTGAACGTAGGGAGTAACTGCCAGATCCAAGACTTGGCGTCGAACGTCGTCACAGTCGATGGTAATGTCAAGGCGACCAATAACGTCTTCGCGTCGTACTTCATTGGGAACGGGTCAGCCCTCACGGGTCTGGTGACAGACCTCTCCAGTGTCTCAAATAACGGGGCGACGAGTGACAAGACCATCGTCCTCACAAACGTGACCACGGGTTTGGAGATCACCGAATCTAACCTCGTCGTCGCCGGGAACACCACTAGTGGCTACTACTTGGGTGACGGACAGTTCCTCTCGAATGTGACCAACACATCCGTCTTTAGTGCCACGATCACGGCGGTAAATTCAAACGTGAGTGACAACAGTAGCCGGGTGGGGGTTTTGGAAAGTAATGTTGCACTTTTGGGACCCTACCTCAGTGATAATAGCAGTCGCACCGCAACTTTGGAAGCCAACGTCGCCCTCCTCGGTCCCTACCTCACCGATAATAGCAGCCGAGTGGGTGTCCTCGAAGCCAACGTCGCCCTCCTCGGACCCTACCTCGCGGACAATAGCAGTCGAACGACCACCTTAGAAGCCAACGTGGCCCTTCTCGGACCCTACCTCACGGACAATAGCAGCCGCACGTCCACCTTAGAAGCCAACGTCGCCCTCCTGGGTCCCTATCTCAGTGACAACAGTAGTCGCGTCGGCGTGCTCGAAGCCAACGTGGCCCTCCTCGGTCCCTACCTCACCGACAACAGCAGTCGCACGGCCACCTTGGAGGCGAACGTGGCCCTCCTCGGTCCGTATCTTACGGATAATAGCAGTCGCGTTGGAGTGCTCGAAGCGAACGTCGCGCTCCTTGGTCCGTACCTCACAGACAATAGCAGTCGCACAGACACCTTGGAGGCGAATGTGGCACTCCTGGGTCCCTACCTCACGGATAATAGCAGTCGCGTTGGCGTGCTCGAAGCCAATGTGGCGCTCTTAGGGCCCTACCTCACCGACAACAGTAGCAGGGTGGGTGTCCTCGAGGCGAACGTCGCCCAACTCGGACCCTACCTCACGGACAATAGTAGCCGAGTGGGTGTCCTCGAAGCCAATGTGGCGCTCTTAGGGCCCTACCTGACGGATAATAGCAGTCGCGTTGGAGTGCTCGAGGCGAACGTCGCCCTGTTAGGCCCTTACCTTACGGACAATAGTAGCCGAGTGGGTGTCCTCGAAGCCAACGTGGCCCTCCTCGGGCCCTACCTCACGGACAACAGTAGTCGTCTGACCCTCGTGGAGACCAACAAGGCGGAAAACCTTGACCCAGTCTTCGAGAGCAACATCACCGTGTCCAACAACTTATTCATGACCGATCTGACAGCGAGTCGGGTGGTGTTCGTTGGTGTGGATAACGAACTCACCGACGACCCGGGTCTCACGTGGGTGACGGGGACGTCCACCCTCACCGTGGATGGGGATTGCAGCGTGAGTGGGAACCTTCACGTCGAAGGCTCGGTAATTACCCTCCACGCGGAGAATACAATCATGAATGATGCCATCATCGAGCTCGCCAACAACAACGTGAGCGATACGACGGACATGGGAATCATCATGACCCGCCCCACGAGTAACGTGGCCATCGGATACCGGGGAGATCAGGCCGAATTCATGATCGGGCACACCCATTCAGATCCGTCCTCCGTGGACCTCGTCCCCGACTTGACGAACGACCTGGACGTCAACGTCTATGGGCGGGTGATGTCAAAGTCCTTGGACATCCGAGGCACGGCCAACACCGGTGCGTTGACGGCGACGACGGCCCAGGTGAACGGCGACTTCACGATGGTCTCCACGGCCACTGGAAGTTCGGCGGCACCGGACTTCACCCTGTGGAGGAATAACCCGGACCCACGAACCGATGACTATCTGGGACAGGTGAAGTTCGCGGGTGAGAACTCCACGGGCGGTACGGTCGACTACGCCAAGATGACTGGTAAGATTTCATCGAACGTCGCCGGCGCGGAGGATGGACTCCTAGAGGTGGCTGTGCAAGACAACAGCACCTTTAAGATCACCACCGAGTTCACCAACACCGACCTCAAGTTGATCAACGGCACGGGATTGGAAGTCGCCGGGAACGTGGCCGTGGACACCGACACCCTCTTCGTCGACGTGAACGCGGACAGGGTCGGGATCAACACCTCAACCCCGATTTACGACCTGGACGTCCACGGTACGGCGAACTGTGAGACCCTCAACGTGAACACGATCCAGGGTTTGCAAACACTGAGTTTCACTTCACTGAACACCACGACCCCACCGCTTCAGCTCACCGCTGGTTCACTGGGTGATGGCGTGGGCGCGCTGCGGATTGACTCGGTCGAGCCGGACATCTACTTGAACGACACCGATGGTGGATTCAGCACGGTGACATTCGCCGACGATTCAAACGCGTACTGCGCCTTTGGAAGAAACTCTTCCAACAACTTTTACATCACGGTGCGAGACCCATCGGTCAACGGTGGTAACTGGAGAGACGATACGCTGGCCATCGATCGCACGTCCGGTGATGTCAACCTCGGTTACAAACTCAGCGTGAACGACGCGCCCTTCACGGGTTCGAATGTCCTCGAGGTGGGTGGCACGTGCAACGCCACAGCTTACTACGGAAGCGGTGCTTATCTCTCTGACATCGCGAGTAACCTCCACCAAGTTGTGGAGAACGGGAACGTCACGTCCCTGACGGTTGAGTTGAGCAACACGCACACCGCCCTAAAGACGGACCTCGTCGCCAACGTCGACGTCAAGCTCGACCAATTGAACTCGGTGAACATACAGACACTGGAAAGCAACCAGTCGCTCATCTACGACGGTACGAACTGGGTGAACACGGACAATGCCGTGAGGAGCTATGTGAAGGTCCACAACAACACGGGTTCTCAAATCAACCGAGGGCAGGCGCTGTATGTTTACAGTAGCTGGAACACGAACGTGGCCAACGTGGCCCTGGCGCGCGCAGACAGCTCATCGACCATGCCAGTCATCGGGGTGGCCTCCGAAAATATCTCCACCGGCAACGAAGGCCTCGCCGTGACCTACGGTAAAGTGAACAACGTCGACTGCACGGGCTTCATAGAAGGCGAGACACTGTACGTCTCGAACGTGACCGCCGGTGGACTGGCGAACGTGAAGCCGTTCGCGACGACCGATCTCATCCAAAACGTCGGCCTCTGTGTAAGCAGCGGTAGCAGCGGTGTAATCTTCATCACGGGTATTGGTCGCTCGAACGACGTACCGAACGCGGTCGAAGTGTCCACCCAACCTACGTACGTGTACGTGAACTCCACGAACAACGAATTCAAGAAGATGGTTCGAACCGACCTGCAGACCAAGCTGCCGACCCTGCAGGAGGTGACGGACACCCAAAACAGCACGACGGAGAGCGTGCTGTTCACCAACACGGACGTGTCGATCAACGCCTACGGGAACGTCGAGAGCTCTGCGTACTTCTTGGGGGACGGCACCCTCCTCACGGGCGTCGCCCTGGCGAGTGACCTGAGCGACAACAGTTCGAGGATCACCGACTTGGAGGCGAACACGGTGGAACTCGCGTCTAACATCGCCCTCAAGGCTGACAAGCTCGACCCGACCTTCGACAGCAACATCACGGTGACCAACCACGCCTTCGTCGGTGGTGGTCTCGTCGCCGGGTTCAAGAAAACCTACAGTTACGCGGGGAGCATGACGAACAGTAACGTCGCGGTGGAGTTCACCAGCAACGTCTTCTACGGGAAGATTGTGGCGCAGCTCACCGAAGGGTACTCGAACGTCTCGACCTATGTCCTCGAGGTGTCCGGTGGGAAAAACCCGGGTGGGGGGACGACCAAAGACATCCGCCTGGGTACGCAAAACAAATTCGGGGAGGACTACCCATGGTCGACGACGGTCGCGACCGACCCGACCCACGTGGTGATCGAACCGACGTCTGTTGGGACCACAAACTACGATTACTCCTTTTTTGTCGAATACGTCAGTGCCGCGCCCGACGGGCAGGTGGTCGCGATAAAGGAGGACGGAAGTGCAGTGCAAAATTTCTATTACTAAGGTAGAGTCACATGAGCATCAACAACATTCAGACATTTAGCGGGGATGTCGAGATGCTCTCAGGCAATGTGTTTGCAAAGCGCCTCTTCGTCGAAGATGCCATCACTGAACTCGGCTCAAACAACCAAAGCTACGACCACGTCGGTCTCCTACTGACACGTCAAGCCGGTGAGAACGCCAACATCGCTATCTTCTACGACGATACCGCAGGCCAAGATACCTTAAAGATCGGGTACACGACGAACATCGGCACGGACGACACCATCACCCTGGCGAGCTCCAATTTGGTGACGAACATCGTCGGCAACGTCGAGGCCCAATTCTTCATCGGGAACGGATCACAGTTGAAAGGTCTCGTGACCGATCTCCAATCCGTGACCGACGGTGGGAACAGCACGTCCAACAACCTTCTACTCACGTCCGAGGGAACGGCCATCAACGTGAGCGCCGGGAACGTGTTCGTCAACAACTACATCACCGCCAGTCGCTTCTACGGTGACGGTGCCTACCTCACGAATATCGCCGCGAACTTCGAGGAGATCATCATCAATGGGAACGTCACAAACAACGTGGTCGAGATGCGAAACGCCACGTCCCTGGTGACCACCGGGTCGGTTGGCGTCAGCAACCTCCAACCAAACGAAAACTTCGATCTATCCATCGGATCGAACATTTACTTTGACGACGACGCGGCCGACGGGCAGGTCATGCGAGTCGAAGGGAACGTGAACGTCCACTCCATCTATTTCCAAACCTTGGAAATTGAACCGACCACCTACGGATTGGAACAAGTCGCCGCGGTCTCCAACGTCATCCCGCAGACGGTCGAGTTCTCTAACGTCTCCACCGCGTTCGTCACGGACCGGAAGATCGGTATCGGTACGGAGCCGGACACCGACGTGGGCCTGTCCGGCGCGCACGTGTACGGACACTTGCGTTTGGGTGGGGCCTCCGGTCTACAAGACAACGACCAGCTGAAAATCATGACCACCGGCGGGCTCACCGTCGCCGCGAACGACGCGGACGGCCAGTACGATTACTCCAACCTCATCCTTCGCGCGGGTGACAGCAACTCGTCACAAATCTTCGTGTGTGGTGCCTACACCGACGCCGACCGACAGAAGATTGTGTTCCAGACGAAGAACACCGACCGCATGACCGTCCTCGCCGACGGGGTAGTGAACGTGGCGTCCAACGTCGAGGCGTCCTTCTTCATCGGGAACGGGTCGGCCCTCACCGGTTTGGTGACCGATTTCCAATCCGTGTCCGAGGGTGGGAACACAACCGATCAGACCATCATCTTTGAAAACCCGGACGTGTCCATCAACGCCTACGGGAACGTCGAAGCCCAATTCTTCATCGGGAACGGGTCCCAATTGGAAGGTCTCGTGACCGATCTCCAGTCGGTGACCGAAGGAGGGAACACGACCAACCAAAGCATCGTCTTCAGCAACGTCGACATGGGCGCGAACATTTCGACCAACCTGTTCGTCGGTGACACCATCTTCGTGGACGACGTGACCCTGAGTGCGGCGCCGACCTACACCCTCGAACAAGTCACCGGGTACGGCGCGACGACGTCCCAGGACGTTTACCTCCAATCGACGACCGCGAGCACGAGCCGATCGACCGGGGCCCTTCGAGTGGCCGGTGGCGTTGGCGTCCTCGGGAACGTCTACGCCACCAACGTGTACACGAACGTCTACAGCGAATTCTCCAACATCTCCCACCTCGTGACGGGCAACTTGGAGACCCCCCAACTGACTGTGAACGCCGTGGCCGTCCAGTTGACCTTGGGCTTGGAACAGGTGTGCAACTCGGACAACGAACTCCTCAACAACACCATGGTCATCTCTAACCTCACGCCGGCGACGAGCACCACCACCGGGGCTCTCACGGTATCGGGTGGCGTCGGCGTGTCCGGGAACCTCTTCGTCGGAAGCATGCCCGTCGCCGAGATCGCGTCGAACTTGGTCACATGGAACTCAAGCACGAAACAGTTGAACGATAGCGGTGGCCTTTTCAGCAACAAGCTCGCCGTCGTGAGTCAACAACCAGTGTCCGCGATGAGCGCGGCAACCACCAGTATCACCGATCACGGCACGTACGTCGCGTCCGCCTCCTCTGGCACGGCGCACGACGCGTTCGATCGAGACGAATTCAGCTACTGGTTGTCGAGCACGGGGTATACCGGCACCGCAAACACCTACGTCGGTTCGACCCGGTTGAGCACTGGATTACCCCTCGGTGAATGGCTTCGACTGAAGATTCCTTACAGAGTCACCCCGCGTCACGTGGTCTTCACACAGGGGTACAACAGCGCAAGCCTTCCCCTCGAGGCGAACGTGTACGCGACAAACGATGAAGGTCAAACGTGGAGCCTTGTCAAGGAACTCTCCGGCATCTCCGCCGGGGGTGCGATCGTCGTCGACGCCACCACGGCCTACAACGAATTCGCACTCGTCGTCACGAAAGTTTCCGGGAACTACGACAAGGCGTCCATCGCCGAGTGGAAACTTTTCTGTGAAAGCTTTTCAATCAAGGATGGTCTGGTGAATACCACGATCACAGGGGACATGACGTCTTCCGGGAACGTGACGGCCTCCGGGAACGTGACGGCCTCCGGGAACGTGACGGCATCCGGGAACATGACGGCCTCCGGGAACATGGCGGCATCCGGGAACGTGACAGTTGGGGGTGGAACCATGGAATTAACCCAAGTGGCAAACACGTTCCAGATCACGTCCTCGTCCAACGTCGTCACGGAGTTCGTCCGGTCGAAGAAATTGATCAAGTATCCACGGGTGGCGATGACCGCGGCGACCACGGCGGGGTACACGGCGAGTGCGAGTAGTGTATATAGTGGCGGCGTGTCCGCCGCTTGGAGAGCCTTCGACGGGGTGAATGACGCTGATGCTGATAGCATACATTCATGGGATTCGATAGCAAACTCATACACGAGTGCAACGCCGGGAGTTGGGCAGACGTCAAGTTTTGACGGAAAAACTGGCGAGTACATAAACCTAAAACTACCAAATAAGATACGAGTTATCAGTTATCAACACTGGACACGGATGGATCGTGACTACGAGGGACCCCATAAAGGATTTTTATATGGCTCAAACGACGGATTCTCGACTTACACGCTTTTACACCAGTTCGATAACATAACATTACCAGATGTGTCCATGGGTGTGACATACACACACGAAGTAAATTCAGTGGAATATTACGATGAGTACCGTTTGCTTGTCACGGAGACACAGGCGTCTACGTATTTGAATATCTCAGAGCTTGCCTTTTACGGCATCCCCGAATACGACCCGGAAGCCCACGGGGCGGACGTCATCGTGAGGTCCGTGCCGAACGTACCCAACACGGATTGGTTGGAGGTGTACTACGATGGTCAGGATTACACATCCATGCCCGGGACCGTCACGGATAAAACCGCCAATGGGAACGATGGAACACCCAGTGGTGGTGTCGGTTTCGATACGGAATACAAGGCGTTCACGTTTGATGGGTCGGGGGATATTAGGTCTACTGTGAGTACTTTCAGTGGTGATCAACCACACACTATGAGTGTGTGGGTATACATTTCGGCTGCACTCACTACAACTGATGCTTACATATGTGTACTCGCACCTAGTACGGGTGAAAATCTTGACCAGGTATCTACTATACGCTTCATAAATGACGGTTTCAATATGCAAAGTTGGGGTAATGATATACAGCTGTATAATTTAGGTATACCAAAAGACAGATGGTATCACTTAATCGCTGTATATGATGGAGGTGGTGTAACAACTTCTTCCAGACGCTTGTATATCAACGGTGTTCAAGAATTGAGGATATCTGGTAGTACTGCAACTGGTAATACTATTAATTTTACGAATACGACATTGTCACTTGGTTCGAGGGTGGATGGTGCAGGTTCTCACCTAAAGGGTTCCATCGCCAACTTCCGCCTCTTCAACCGAGCCCTCACCGAAGACGAAATCTGGCAGTTGTACGCGTACCAGAAGGAGTATTTCAACGTCTCACCGGATGTGGTCACCTTCAAGGGTGGGCGTCTCGGTATCGGGACGACGGAGCCGAGGGCGGTTTTGGATGTGAAGGGGGATGCGAGATTTAATTTTGCGTACAGAGAATTACAAATGTATTCTAAACCCACGGCTTGGTTATATAATTCATCTGGAACATCACTGACATTACCACGCAACACGGGTGGTGAGTACATTCATTTCACTTTTCCAAACTACTATTCCACAAACTTTGAACCAATTATCAAAAATGATTACAGATATTTTGTACCAGAAAATGGATTGTACTTCGTAAGATTTACACCACATGGATCTGGCGGGAATTATTACGAATGGTACATTAACAAAAACAGAAACTCACGCAACAATCAATACGACCTCAACTACGTGGATGGATTTGGTCCATACGCGTATTTCAACGCCGGTGCTGCTGGGACGATAACGGCAGTCATTCCTATGACGACCGCGGATTATATCACGTTTGGTATATTTACAGTTGGCACGGCTTTCAACATGGGTACCCGCTCCAGTGCGTGTATAACTCTCATACAAAGATTTTAATCTATTCCTATATTAACGATGGAATCCACAGCACAAATTGAAAAGAAGGTTCATGGGTTTTCGATTGATGACATTAGGCGATTTAGAGATGAAATTCTAAAAAACACAGACAAATACGTCACCATCGATTACCCCCACCCTACCGAGGAGGCCAAACAAGCATGGTTGGACTACCGCCAAGCCCTCCGTGACCTCCCCGCCAACACCACGGACCCCTCCAATCCCACGTGGCCCGTGGCACCCGACGGTTAAAATAAAACCTGACGTTATCGTAGATGTCACAGAACATCGTAAACTTTCCAGGTGCATCCCTCCGTGCGGAGGACGCAAGGTTTACGACGTTCTATGCGAACAATGTCAGCATGCACGCGAGCTCAGGGTTGGAACAAATCACGTCCGTGGGTCACGTGACCACGACGGGTATTGAAATCAGTAACATCAAACCGTCCACGAGCACGACCACCGGTGCCCTGGTCGTCAGTGGCGGTGTAGGCATCGCCGGGAACGTGAACGTGGGTGGTAACGTGACGACCGTGGGTCAAGTGATCACGACGGGTCTTGAAATCAGTCAAGTCAAACCGTCCACGAGCACGACCACCGGTGCCCTGGTCGTCAATGGCGGTGTAGGCATGTCCGGGAACGTGAACGTGGGTGGTAATGCCACAATCACAGAGAACTTGACCGTTAGGGGTGGGACCATGGAATTGACCCAAGTGGCAAATACGTTCCAGATCAAGTCCTCGTCCAACGTCGTCACGGAGTTCGTCCGGTCGAAGAAGTTGATTAAGTATCCCCGGGTGGCGATGACCGCGGCGACCACGGCGGGGTACACGGCGAGTGCGAGTAGTGAAAATAATGGCACAACATCGGGTTTAGCCTATTTCGCATTCGACGGTGTAGCTGGTGGTGATAGAGGATATCATAGTACAAGTTCTTTGTATAGTTCTGGAATATATCAGGGAAGTGCAAAGTTGACTGGACCGGGTGCTGTAGAGTATGATGGTGAGTGGATTAAACTTGAATTACCTCATAAAATTAAAGTTACAGGTGTAAGTTTTGCACCAAGAGAAGAAGCATCCGCTGACTATTTTCACAGAATACCTCGCAAAGGGTATATATTAGGAAGCAATACAGGTTCCGATGGAAGTTGGGAATTGATTCACAGTTTCGATAATGTGACTACAACCGAAGGTGTGACTAAACGAATTGACTTTGTGGGTACGAGTGCATACTATAACAATATAGCTATGGTAGCAGAAGAAGTTGGTCTTAATGCGACTTACGGAGATTTGTTAAACTTTGCTGAGATGGAGTACTTCGGTACCCCCGAATACGACCCGGACGCCCACGGGGCGGATGTCATCGTGAGGTCCGTCCCGAACGTGCCCAACACGGATTGGTTGGAGGTGTACTATGATGGTCAGGATTACACGTCCATGCCCGGGACCGTCACGGATAAAACCGACAATGGGAACGATGGAACACCCAGTGGTGGTGTCGGTTTCGACACGGAATACAAGGCTTTTACGTTTGACGAATCTGATGATTACATCACGTTTAGTCATGGCAAGTCTGGTAATTATATATTTTCTGGGAGCATTTGGTTCAAGTCAACTGGTAGCTCCATAGAAACACTATTTACACTGAACGGTGACAACACAGCGAATCAAGCCGCGTGGTTATATGGTAGTGAAAACGACTTAATTTTCGATTTCTCAAACAATGCATACACTTGTAACATCGGGCGTTTCATAGGCGACGGACAATGGCATCATGTGTGTTGCACGTATAATGGCGACGGTCAGAATGGACGCAATATATATCTTGACGGGGTGCAACTATCTGGGGGTGTTATTGGTACATCTGCAGGTGGGACATTGAACCTGACGAATGCTACGAATGCTCAGATTGGTGCATATAATCACCCAACTCTTGGGTATATACACGAATTTAAGGGTTCCATCGCGAACTTCCGCCTCTTCAACCGAGCTCTCAGTGCTGACGAAGTGTGGCAGTTGTACGCGTACCAGAAGGAGTATTTCGACGTCTCACCGGATGTGGTCACCTTCAAGGGTGGGCGTCTCGGTATCGGGACAACGGAGCCGAGAGCGGTTTTGGATGTGAAGGGGGACACGTTTTCTCGAAAGTATAACGGCGGTCGTTCTACTTTTCTAGTGTGGGACTATACAGGTACGAAATCCACAAGTTTCACACAGCCAGCTTCTGACAGTGGCGGCACGATCGGGTCTATTCTCGATCACGAATTTGATGTGCCGTCGTGTTATCACGATCTCGGAACTGCGACACTGAAAGCCTACGTAAATGTCGACTGGAGAGGAGAGACGCCCAATCCATGGAATTTTCTGTTCAGATTAAAGATATACTACAACGATTATTCTTCAACGTATACGCTGGACTCATCCGTGGCACCGGATTCTGATAATAGAGGAAAAGGGTGTGGTCTGCCCACTGTCTCCTATCATGGCAATAACGATTCCACGCTCGAGGCTGCTTCGGTGACTTCTCAATTCACACTTACAAACTGTCAAGTTTCGAACGGTTCAAAAATAAAAGTAGAACTCATTGGTGTTTACACAGATACGGGTGGGGGAAATATAAGTTTATATACTGGTAGGGGTATCGGTGGGAATGACTTACTTTCTTACGAAATGGCTACTTCTAGTTTCTTTGTAGCACTTGACGTTGTATAAAAATCGTATGTTTATGTATGGATCTATTAAAGACACTCACCATTTTACGACCTGGACAATCATTGGGTTTTGATAACGGAAAGACATTCACCCTGTCAAATGTATCTTGGTACAGTCAGGTGACGTATACAGGGGAAGAGATTGAAGATATGGATGATACGTCACATTTGCTCTTCAACGAAGAAGCCAACGTGTACACGGAAGCACCCTTCACTATACCGACGCAAGCTGAGTGTGAAGAATATTGGAATTCTACACTCAAAAATCAAGTGGCTCTAGAAAGTCTTCGTCGCAAGAGAGATACCAAGCTTGAGAAAACAGACAAATACGCCACCATCGATTACCCCCACCCTACCGAGGAGGCCAAACAAGCATGGTTGGACTACCGCCAAGCCCTCCGTGACCTCCCAGCCAACACCACGGACCCCTCCAATCCCGCGTGGCCCGTGGCACCCGACGGTTAAAATTTTCCCAGTCATGTAGTACATGGGTGACTCTGGTGTTGTGAATTTCACCGGTGCATCGACGAGCGTTCGAGCGAACGAGTTCAGTGCACCGCATATCGGCATAGGTACACACAGCACTACGAGTAACCTCCACTTGGCCGGTGATTCACCGGAAATGAAGATCCAGGACGTCGTCGATCAAACGACTGAGACGGCGTTCAAGGTCGTCGTCGACGGTGGGACCACACACTTCCAATCCGGAACGACCTTCGCGGATGGAAGTGATGGGACCATAAAGTTTCAAAACATGGGGGGGACCAACACGCACGTGACCATCAACTCGCTGGGTGACTTGGTGGCCGCCAACAACGTCTCCGCGAACACCATCACCGCCGCGAAAATCAACGATACATTCGAAATAACCACGGCCCACGACCGGGACGCCCCCATCAAGAAATATCCGGAGATTGTTTTTAAGCAAGGGGTGTTCGAAGGGAATGACTCGACCAACACGTACACACAGGGTGGATATACTGTGAGTGCGAGTAGTGTATTCAGTGGATACTATCCATGGGAAGTATTTGACGAAAACAACCCCGTGGGTGGAAATACCGGAGCGGGTGCAGGGTGGGCGTCGTCTGGTCCAGGTGATTTTTATGATACGTATAATGGCTCTACAGGAGAAGACTTAGGAATAACTTCGCATCACACCGGTTCTGTGACGGGTGAGTGGATTCAAATAGAATTACCGACTAGCATAATACTAAGCTCAATTGATATCGAATCACGTTCTGAAACTAATTATAATGCGGCCGGTTACGATCATGGATATCCTAAAGATGTGGTTCTTTATGGTTCATCAGATGGGTCGTCGTGGTCAACTGTAAAAAGTTTTACCACAGCTGATAAAACAGCTTCTGAAAAACACACAGAAGCCATAACTTCAAGCACGGCGTATAAATATTACGCCTTAGTTGTTGAATCTATACACGTCACCAGTAGTACGACGGTGGTGTGGTGCAGTATGGGTCAACTAAGACTGTATGGCTACGAAGAAACTTCCGACCCCGACACATCTGTGGACACAACCATCACGTCTGTGTACAACCTTCCGGATACGACGGGCATGAAGTTGTACCTCGATGGCGATAAAGGGTCGACCCCAACGGACTACTCCGGGGAGGGGCACACACTCACCGATAACAGCGAGAGTTTCTCCGGGAACGCCTGGTCGTTCTCGTCCCTCGCGAGCTCGAACGTCACGATGTCTACCGGGGACTTTGCGATGGAGGGGACGCACCCACACTCCGTGTCCCTTTGGTTTAACTGTGCGAATGTGAGCTCGAATGCGACCTTGTTCCACGTGGGGACCGCCGCGGGTGAGGGCGACGCCAAGACGTCCATCTCATTGACCGAAACGGGACACTTGGGATGGATCGATGGTGGTGACAATCAGTTTGTGACGTCGAACGCGTGGCACAATCTCGTGTACGCCACACAAGGGTCGGGAGGCGTTCGCACATGCTACCTCGACGGTCGGAAGTTGGGGGACGCCCAAGTGCAAGACACGTTCGGGGACTATCCACCGTTTGCGATGACGACATATTCGCAGTATGGATATACGGTGAGTGCGAATCATACGAGATCTAATTATTATCCATACAACGCTTTTAATAATTTAACTGATGATGATGATGCAACCAATAGTCGCTGGTGGTCATCTGCAGATGTCTTCAGTAGTAATGAATATGCTGGCAGCACATCAGATCATTGTGGAAGTTTCCAAGGGGCTTATCTAAAACTAGAATTACCTTATAGATTGATTTGTAGTCACGTGAACCTCTGGCTTCGTGATTATAATAACGGAACAACACCCAATCCACAAAGTCCTAAAGATTTTAAAATTGTAGGAAGCAATGATGATATAAATTGGGTGGAGTTGAAAGCTGAGACTAACTTTGTTGATACGGGTAACGTCGCTCACCCAGTTATCGTAAACGCTACAAAAGGTTACAAATATTTAGCAATCGTCGTTACTAAAGTAAATAGTTCAACACTCGTCAGTTTAATGGACGTCCAATACCACGGACACAAAGAGAACGACACGACCCGCTTCCCCGTGTCGTCGGGCGTGCAAAGGTATCCGCACATCACGATGACTGGACCGGCACACCGGGGATATGTGGTGACAGAAAGTTCATATTCTACATATAACGCTAATTATGGTTATGGATGGAAGGCATTTGATAGTACCAGTTCCTCTGTTTCCTCCGAGTTTAGTTGGCAGACTGACTCATCGACATATGGATCATCTGGAGATGCAAGAACGGGTGTAGCTGTGGAGACGATAACAGAAAATAGTAATACACACGTAGGATCCTGGGTTACGTTAGAAACCCCTCGCAAGATACGGGTATCTAGTCTAGAACTGACATGTCCTGTTAGTATTGACCAATATAGACCTAATAGTGTTGTTATCTTGGGTAGTGATAACAATTCTACTTGGAACTTCTTAAAGGGTGATATATCTTCCACATATACAAATGATATTCGCACAATTACAATAAATTCATCGGTAGCTTACAAATATCATATGTTACTAGTTAAAACTATAGGCTCTGTGGATGCTGGTTATGCAACGACTGCATTTTTAAGTGATATTCGATACTACGGCACCGAAGAAGACCTCGACATCGTCGCCCGCGTCGGCGAGGGCTTGGACGGTAAGGTTGCCAATTTCCGGGTGTACGACAAGTACCTGCACGAGGAGCAAGCCCTCGAACTGTGGGATGCCCAAAAGGACCAGTTCGGACGGGCGACGTCGTCTGTCTCGGTGTACAAGGGACATGTGGGTATCGGGACGACCACACCGGAGGCGGCTTTGACGGTCATGGACGAGGCGGAGGAAATGGAGGAATTCCCACCGAAAGCGATGAATGGTTTTGAAACGTATATGGAGGGGCATGGGGTTTTTAAGGCGAGTGCGAGTATTGCAGATAACAGCAGTAGAGTTGCGTGGCGTGCCTTTACTAAATCGGGTGCCTTGTTTTGGCGCTCCGATAACGACGGTGATGATTACAATACCACGACAGGAGTTTATGAAGGTGCCAGACAGCTGGGTTCGAACACACCGACCGGTGAATACCTTACACTCGAGCTGCCATATGACGTGAAATTGGTGAAATTTTCTTTACTTCCCTTCCCCGACTCAACTTACTACGAAGCCGAATTTCCGAGAGATTTTACTGTCTATGGGCGTAAAAATAGAAGCGATAATTGGGAGATCGTGCAATCATTTACAGATTCAAGTGCTACTGCATACTATATCGAAAACCATTACACATTACAGAGTAGCGATTTTTACAGGTCGTTTGCTATTTCGGTAACAAAAAATAATAGCGAGAATGCCGGAACGGCGAGTGCGTTCACATCCATAGGTGAATGGCGTCTCTTTGGCACCCGGGAGCGTGGTCAATCCACCATCCACGACGGGGAACTCAAACTCACCAAAAACCTCACCGTGCCTCGCATAGGTCCACCGCTCGACGCGGACGACACGCCCCGACGGGACAGGCTCGTGGTGGAATACAACACCTCGACGAACCCCACGGAGAACGGGACTGTGCGGGACACGTCAGGGAGCGGCTTGGATGGTCGCATGTACGACGACGCATACTATGACGCGACTCAAAAGGCGTTGGTGTTCGATGGGACAAGTGATTATGTTTCAATGTCGGATTGGAAATATGATACTGGATTTGTTCATTCATTCTCTGGTTGGATTAAATTCAAATCTCCAGAGGAAACTTGGTGTGCTGTGTACGGTGTTGGTGACGCGTCTGGAAGTTCTAGAACTAACTTTACAATCTGGTCAAAAACAAATGATGATTATTTCCGCACAGAAGCCGATGGCGCCACTTCTTACATAGATCACGTATTTGAATTCACAGGTAATATGGACAGATGGCTGCACATGGCTGTTGTGAAATCCAGTGCTCGAATAGATTCAACGCGAATCTACATGAATGGTGTCTTACTTCCTCAAAGAAATGCAACATCAGCAGATCAAAATATAGCTTTACCAAACACTCCACAAAACTTCAATTTGAACGGTTTTGGTCCTACTGGCGGATCTAATGGGAACGTAGATTTATCAAACGTAAAGTTCTACGACGTCGCCCTCACCGCCGTCGAGGTCAAGCGACTCTACGATATGGGTCGGTGCGACGAGGGGCACCACGTCGTCAATTTCAGCAAGACGCGGGTCGGCATCGGTTTGGGGGATGGGCAAGCTCCGAGGGGGCCTTTGGATGTGAGAGGCGAAGCACCCTTTATTGGTCCAGGTTTAGTTATACACCAAGCAGGGTCTGGAAATTGGGCGGGAGCTCAAGGTACTCCAGGAAGTATGAATGGTTTGTTTTTAACACGAGAAGGAGAAACTGGTATAACAACAGGTTCCAGTTATTGGAATATAGCTACTCAGTCTACAGGTAATAGTAGTTTATTATTCTCACACAGAGGTTCAGCCACGGCATATATTCAAAGTAATAATAATAATAATCCACTCGATTTCACCGGACAACACAGAACCTTCATCAAAGATGTACCATTTTCCCAAGCGGGTGACTTGGAAGGTCTCATCGTCTCCTCCGATCAAAACAAATATATTAAGATCAGTGGTGATATTGAAACAGGTTCAAATGCTATCATGATAAATGAATCACTTCCAGTCGTCTCTTTGTCCACGACAATCAATGATAAAAAGTGTTTCGGTGTCATCTCAGCTTCCGAAGACCCCGAACAGAGAAGCGTTGCGTATGGCAGTTTCGTAACCCCCTTTGAAAAAGAAAAGGGTGATACCCGTGTCTACATCAACTCCGTCGGCGAAGGGGCCATGTGGGTGACCGACATTAATGGTCCACTTGAATCAGGTGATTACATCACGACGTCGAACGTGCCTGGCTACGGTCAGAAACAGGATGGTGCGGGTCTCATGAATTACACGGTCGCAAAAATCACGATGGATTGTGATTTCAATCCACAAGACCAACCCATCCAACGCATCAAACGAAGCAACGTCATCGAGACCCACTACACGGCTATGGTTCCTGTCGTGAAACCCGTCCCATACGAATGGGTGACGACGACAGTCACCGCCAACGATGAATGGTCTAATGTTTCTCTTTCACCTTCAGACGTCACGTATGCGGAGTGGTCCAACTTGGAAGCGAACATACAAAATACGTACACTTTGACGTACACGCAAACGTCCAACGTCGTTTACGATGTCAAGTACACGAAAACGACAACCGCCAACGTCACCGCTGAAGACGCATGGGATACGGTACACATCGAACCACCCACGGTCACGTACGCGGAATACTCAAACCTCGATGCAAATGTTCAGAATACGTACACTTTGACGTACACGATGACGACCAAGGTCGAGGCGACGGAAGCTATGTACAGTAATCTTTCTACAGAAGATAAAGAGTTATTCGTGCCCATGTATTATCAAATGGTCGAACAAAGAGTCGACGCCGAGTATCCAGGTGCCGTCAAACATGAAACCATGACGGACAGACTCGAGAACGCCCTCGACGATTACGGCCAGCTCCAATGGGAGGACCACCCCACAGAAACAGAAAAAGCGTACAAAATCAGATACCTGGACGCCTCAGGTCAGCAGACGGACGAAGCGAACTGCGTGCACATGGCTGCATTCGTCGGGTGTACGTACCATTGTGGTTAGAGTTGGTTCACAGGGTGGCGGCCTTCGCCGGGTAAAAAAACCTTTGTAACTATTAAATGTCCATCGACAGCCAGACGTTAAATCTCACGGGATCCCTCAAGGTGACGGGTGACGTGAAGACGAACGTTTCCTCGAAGATCGGCATCGGCACGGATGCCCCGGACGCCATGGTCCACGTGTCGAACACCCACCCGAAAGTGCACATCGAAGAGCGCGACGGCGGCGGAACGCAGACGGCCGTTCGTCTGCACGCCAACGCGCATGCCCTCAACATCGAGGTCGGTCAGGAGTACGCGGCGGACTCGCGCGCGAACATCGTCTTCAGTTCGATGGACGGGTCGCACGAGCACTTTCGCGTGGTGGGTTCGAACAGTGCGGTCGTCATGTCCTCGAGCCTGAACGTCGCGTCCAACATCGAGACCACGAACGTTCGGTGTAACGACTTGTCCCTGGAAAGCTTCACACTGAGTGTGACCCAGGGATTCGATGACGTAATCAACGTCAATAACGAGACCTCCAACACGGTCATCTTCAGCAACCTCGTGGACAGCACGACGACGACCACCGGTGCGGTCACCGTAAGCCAGGGTGGATTGGGGGTGGCGTCGAACATCCACGCCAACAACGTGTACGCGGCGAACAACGTTTTCGCGTCCAACGCGTACATCACGGGCATGCCGGTGGCGCAATTGGCCGCCAACCTCGTCACGTGGGACAGCGCCACGGGCCAAATCATGGACAGTGGTGGATTGTTCAGCAACAAGCTCGCAGTGGTGAGTCAACAACCACCGAGTGCACTCACCTCGAACACCTACACCGACCCGGATCAAGGTGATTACACCGTCCTCGTTTCGAGTGGGACGGACGATTACAAGGCGTTCGACAAGAACGCGTCAACCTACTGGCTGTCTGGAACGGGATACACCGCCACGAGCAACTCGTACGCGGGTGTCACCGCGCTGTCCGGCACAACGAGCGCGGGCGAGTGGATCAAACTGAGCCTGCCGACAGCCTTAAAACTTCGACACACCACGCTCACCAATGGTATCAACGCCGATGCCTTCCCGGCGAACGCGAAGATTTACGCGAGCAATGACGACAGCACGTGGACCCAGCTCACCTCGTGGAGCGGTGCGACCGCGTCGAACACACACATCGTCAACGCGACCACGGCATATCGGTACTACGCCCTCGTCACCCTGCAAGTTTATGGAAATTACGACAAAGTGTCGGTGGGTTCATGGAACTTGTTCTGTGAAAGTTTTTCGATAGACGAAGGGAAAATCGATCTGTCCGGTAAAGTCACGGCGACATCCAGGTTCGAAGTCGCCGGGGCAGATGGGTTGCAGGAATATCCCCCTCGAGCGATGACGGGGTACGACACGTACATGGAGGGGCATGGGGTGTTTCGGGCGAGTGCGAGCACATCATATACTAACTCGGGACGATTCCCATACAACGCTTTTGATAAATCCAGTGATGCGGCTAACCCGTGGCTCAGTATCTATTTTCAGTACAATTCAGATGGTGATTATACCGGTAATAATTCTTTAGGTGGAATATCTGGTGAATGGATTAAACTTTCAATGCCGTACAAAACAAAAATTAAACGTTTCAAGTATGAGGCTACCGATGTTACACAAAGGAACATCACTCTCGGTACATTTCTGGGTTCTAATGATGAATCAACTTGGTTTCAGCTCGCTGAGATGACAAATCCAACGGGTGGAACTTTGTTTGTGGATGTGAATGCGACAGATGCCTATACGCATTATGCATTAGTAGCTAAAAAAGACGTTGGTGGGGACCAGGGGTATGCGGGTGCGACAGAAATTCGTCTCTTCGGCACCCCCGAGCCATCGGCCATCGAGGACGGACACCTGACCTTGGGCAAGGCCCTCACACTCCCACGCGTCTCCGGACACTCCGCCGGGGCGGAGACCCCACGGGCGGAGTCCCTCGTGGTCCACTACGATACCACGGTGGATTCGGTGGTCTCGGGGACGACGGTGGTGGACATTTCGGGTGATGGAGCGAATGGGACCCTCAATGGGAATGCGACGTACTCTTCAACGGACCGGGCGTTCACGTTTGATGGGGTGGATGATTACTTGTATCAAAGTGGAATTTCTGGCTGGGCGGACAACATTTCACACACGACATCTTTTTGGTTCAAAATATTATCACCTTCATCGGGTTATGCTGGTAGTATCTATCAAATATACAACACTGCGAGCACCAATAATAATTACTCAGCTGTGTCCCTCGAATTGGGTTCGGCTGGCAAAGTGGCTTTTTATCATTATGACAATGATTACCAATATAACGTTCCGTTGTATGCTGGAACATGGTATCACATGGTCGCTGTCTACCCAGGAAGTCCAACTACACAAAAAGTTTACATAAACGGTGAAAATGTACCCCTTACGTTATCTTCCGGCAATTCCGTTGGTTCCACCTTATTACTTGGTACTTCTCCAAAACTATCGATTGGTGGTGATATTGGTAGAAATAATTATTACGTGAACGGTTCCATCTCTAACTTCAAAATCTGGAA